TGGAAACTCCAAATTACAACACGTACATTTTTTAAGAACAAAAGCACTAGGCATAACACTCGTTTGGCAAGATTGCTGATTTTGTAGTTCATTTACGTTTACGTTTCGCATTATATTTTGTTTTAAGTTGAAAATTTATTTTTCCGAAGTCAGCAACCTCGCCAAGCGAGATAACGTTAGTGGCAAGGCTACGAAACTGCAAACAATGACGGTTGTGCCTTGATATTATCAGTTCGTTTGTTTCCATAATTAACGTGTTTTTCGTTTATTTCAAATCCTATAAAATTTCTATTTTCTTTTATAGCCATTGCACACTCCGTTCCACTTCCAGCAAAAGGAACTAAAATAAGGTCGTTTGACCTGCTACTTATTAGTATTATTTCCCTTGTTAGCTTTTCAGGTTTTGGTGTGTCGTGTTCGTGGTTTCCTGTTTCATAGTTTGGTATTCTAATAACATCTCCATAAAAGCGTTCATTGTTAAATGGTCTGCGTAGTTCTTCGTGTTGTCTGCGTAGTTCTTCGTTCCATTTCTGTAAATCTTCGTATGGCATTAGGTCAATAAATTCTCTCAATTTGTTGTATTTGCTTTGTTCAGGCAAACTTGGTTGAGTTGGATAATTGAACCAATGAGCAACAGCAGTTGTCGATATGTCAAATAGTTTAGCGATAAAAGTATAATTCACATTTGCCTTTTTCCTTTGCTTATTCATATACTCTTGTATTGGTATCATTGATGTTTGTAACATAGCATTTAATCCGCTACTATCATTACCATTGCCATACATTAGCAATCTTTCAGTAAGTGGTGCAAATGTTCGCAAATCGGTATTAAAACGTATTTGTTGCTTATGGTCATTTGTGTTTTCCCATACCAAACTATTCAATAAATTAAAATGCTTATCAAATATTATTTGAGAATAAGCAATATTTTTAGCATCTCCATACCAGAAAAGCGTTCCATTATCTGCTAAAACTCTTTTACATTCTATTGCCCATTTTTCTACATCTTGCAGGTAATCATCAAAGGTTTTCCAAACAAAATCAAAATCTCCTTTTACTTTGTAATATGGTGGGTCTGCAATAATCAACTGCACCGATTTGTCAGCAAGATTATTATTCATCCAATCGCTATGATATATTTTGTTTAATTCCATATAATTATATTTATCGTTTAACAATCCGCCCAGCCACTAACACGTGCTATAAGAAATAGCGGGTTTAGTGCTTTCTAAAAGTTCAGGTGTATTTTTAAAATCTGTCATAAATTTAAAGTTTAGTTTTTATTAATCCGCTACTTCTCATAGCACCAACCGTTAGCAGTAATTTAACCGAATTTCATAACTGAACATTTTTCGCAAACATTGCCTATAAAATTATGATTGCAATTAACTGCTTTTTGATAACGATTAAATCTTTCAAAAAGTTCTTCACTTGTTTGTATTTCGTCTTCATTTTTCCAATAATAAACTCCGTTTTCAATATTGAATAATCTAAAATGGTATTCTGCTATCCATTGTGCAAAAACTACTGCTAACAGCGGTTTTGTGCTATTGCCGTCTTGGTCTTTAATTGTAACATTGTTTTGTGCTTTCATAATCTGTCTTAAATTTAAAGTTTTAGGTGTGTTTTTTCGGCAACATCACAAAGCCACGAACCGTTATGCCTAATGCTACGAACCGCACTCGAAAAAATCAACATCGCCTTTTTGTTTTGTAATTTTTTTATACTCCAAAATATTAACATTGTTTTTATTGATTTTGTCTGCAACAAGCGTAATGCTTTTAACCGTATCGTGGTCAAGTGTTCCACGTCTAACATCCATCAATACGCCTGTAAGCATTTCATTTAATTGCTTTGCGTTTTTTACTTCAAAATTCAAATCTCTTTTAGCTTCCATAATTTTTGTTTTAAATTGTTTTTAAATTTTCTAATTCTCTTTTTAATTGTATTGTTAATCTTTTGAACTCAATCATTTCTTTTGGAACTTCTTTTACTTTTGCTTTTAATGTCAAGGCAATATATCCATCAGTTAAATATTTAATTCCTGTTTGAATACCTTTTGGAACAAAATCTATATTTCCGTATTCATATTTTCGTTTTACTTGACTTACATTCTTTCTGCAATCAATTCTATATTGCTCGTAGTTTGTAAAAATATAACCATCTTTTATTTTTTTTCTAATAACACTTTTAACGCCTTTTGGTAGGTGCGAAATTTCTTTTACGAATGTTCTAGTTTCTGAATATTGTTTTTTCCAATTTTCTCTATAATCTGAAACATCGCAATTCATTTCTTTGCATCGTTTTTTAATCCTATTGGCTTCTGTTTTTTTATTATTACATCTTTTGCAAATTGCTCTAAATGAATGATAAATTGCTAATCCGCTTTTGTTTTGTTGTTTAATTACTTTTGCAAAAAAATAATCTTCTGTTTTTGGAAACTCCAAATTACAACACGTACATTTTTTAAGAACAAAAGCACTAGGCATAACACTCGTTTGGCAAGATTGCTGATTTTGTAGTTCATTTACGTTTACGTTTCGCATTATATTTTGT